GTGGAAGCACTTCGTGAAGCGGCTAAAATTATTTCGGGAGACCGTAATAAGCAGTATGGCGGCCCAGAGGATAACTTTACGAACATTGCCAAGGTGTGGTCAGTCCTCTTTAAAAGAGAATTTACAACCGAAGATGTTGCTATGGCTATGGTTGGCCTTAAGGTAGCTCGCTATGCTGCTAATTCTGGCTTTCAACCTGATACCTGGATTGACATTGCAGGGTACGCAGGGTGCGGTTACGAAGTAGGAAAATTGCTTCACGAACAATCAGACAATTAATAGCTAAAACTTAAAGACAGAAAGACAAAAATGCCGAACCCTAGAGAACCCTGGAATTACGAAGAACCTGCCTGTGCCGAAGTAGGGACAGCTTTGTTCTACTCTGTTGACCCAGATGTCTCGTTTAAAGGCGCTAGGTGGGAAGACCCGTACATAAGTGCGAGGGAAGTTTGCGGCACTTGCGTTCACAAGTTAGAGTGCGCTGAGTGGGGCATTGTGTATGAAGAGCACGGAATGTGGGGAGGATTAACTCCTAGAGAACGAGCCAAAATTCGCGCTAGGAACCCCGTAAAGATACCTAAAATCCAATTGCCTCTTTGGGTAAGACGGTAGAATATATGTATGAGTTCAAACCGCCCAGAAGTTCCTCTGCCGACCTGTGAAAAGTGTTGGCTAAAAACTCATGCCCACTGGGAGCCTGAAAGCATTGACGACTCTGGAAATATCCTTATGCGCCTCAAGGGCGTTGACGTCCCGATAAAACACAACACTGGCTCTGTAGAAACTTGCCACCTGTGCGGGGAAATAACTGTTTCTGGGATTTACTCCCTAGACACCGAGGACAAAAAGCTTTTTAAAAAGAGTGTTAAAAAAGGTTTTGAACTAATCGAAGAGCCTGGCAGAGAAGAAGACTATCTGTGAAAGATATCAGGCACGGTGAGCACCTCTGGTTTCAGTGGAGCGGGAGTGACTACTTTTCTGAGAATGACTCGGAGCTAATATTTTGCACAATCGGGCACATAGACATGGACAACGAGATTGTTCGCAGAGCTTTGGCTTCTGTGCTTCAACGTGACGGAGTTGTTGACTCTTTGGGCGACGGATTTAAGTTTCTAGAAGACCGCGACATCCATGCTGGTTGGGCTGGAATTCTCCCAGATGAGAACGAATACACGTACTGTGACGAGGATGGCGAGACACAGTATGGAGATTCCATAGAAAAGCCCGAAGAATTTACTTGGATAGAGTTTTAGTTTATAGTATTTAGTGTAAGGTTTTTATAGTTTTCTAAGGTAGTATAGAAGTCGTGTGGAAACCAGCAGATAATCTAAAGTGGCAGGCTCAAGCCCTCTGCGCCCAACCCGAGAACATTAACTCGATTGACTGGTTCTTTTCTAAAGAGCCAAAAGAAAAATACGATGCAAAGAATTTATGTTTTAGCTGCCCTGTAAGAAAACAGTGCCTCCAGTGGGCGCTTGAGCACAGGCAGATTTGGGGAATCTGGGGTGGCAAAGACGAAGTAGAAATGCGTAGGACGCTTTCAGTCTCGTACAAGGGAGAAGAAGCTCGTAGAAGACGCTACCCCAACTGCCCATACTGCTCAGCGAGGCCCTCAAAGCTTGTCACAGAGTCCGTAGAGATTCCAGGTGGCGGAAGATGGACCACTGCCAGATTAGTTATCTGCACCGTATGCGAGTTTTCGTGGAAGAGCAGAACCAGCGTTAACGCGGTTTTGGCTTACCAACAGGAAAAAGCAGAGAAAGCATTGAAGCGCCAAAGAGAAAAAGACAAGAAAGCTGCTAAAAAAGCAAAAGCTATGCTTTCTAGTTCGTAGCTAAGGCTGCTTCACACACTACTAAATTTTTCTGCAGCCTCGCATCAGACGGTTCAATTTCTACAGCGCTCTTAGCGTGCTCTACAGCCTTTTCAAACTGCCCCAGCCAATACAGCGAGATAGCTGCGTAGTCATACGGAGCAAAACCCCAAGCCTCGGCCTCACAGAGATACTCTAAAGGCTTCTCTTTGATAGCTAGGGCAGCCTCTGAAGCCTCTAAGCACTTCTCCCAGTCCTGACGCTCGTAATACAACTTTGCTAGGTCTACGTACGGCTCACGGCGTCCTGGAGCCTGCTCTATGGCCTTGCGAAACCAGATTTCGGCTTCTGCAGGTAGAGACTTACCGATAAACCGCATCGACGCGGCTCTCTCTGGTGCCCAGCCTGCTGTAGGCAACGCTAAGTGTCGCTTTAGTTCTTCCGCAGCTTCTAGGTATCGACCATAGAAGTAGAGCTCACGGCCATAGTAGAAAGCATTTCGGTCATTGTGCGGGTCTTCTGTTACAGACATTGAAAGAAGCGGCAAGTACTGAGCACGGCTCTTAGTTGGGTCTGGGTGGTGATGCGTCTCGATACCGCCGAGCCATTCTTGCTTCTCTTCGATTCCGTAAGAGTATAGGCACTCGTGGACAGGGTGACGCCAGCGGAATCCCTTGCGACCGTGGATGTGGTCATAGCTAAACTCAAGGCCAGGAGTGCCGTCTTCGTTCCAAGACCAAATGTGCTTGTAGCGAGGTCGAGTTACACCGCGCTCCCAAGCTTCGGTCAAAACTTCTTTCCAGCCTGGAGTGATTACTTCGTCCATGTCTAGAGAAACACACATGTCAATATCTTCTGGAAGTGCGGCTAACGCGGCGTTGCGTGCATCATCAAATCTCCAAGGCGTAACTTTAATCTCAATGACGTTTATGCCAAGCTCACGGGCGCGTTGTATCGTGCCATCAGTAGAGCCAGTGTCTGCAATTAAAAGGTAGTCAGCGTCTTTGGCTGACTCGTACCACTTGTCTACAAACTGACGTTCGTTGAGGGCGATTGTGTAAATTGCTGATTTCATTTAAAGCTCTTCTCCGCTGTATAGCGTTACTGCGTCTTTCAAAACAATAGAACGTCGGCTAACATGCCCTCCGTCTGAATCAAGTTTAATTTTTGCAGCTTCCTCGTCTTCAGCAAAAACCTGAACAACCATAGTTACTTCATAGCTGTAGCACGTTGTCTGTTTAGTCTCTTCTTTTTCTGTCATTTTTTCCTCTCTAGTACTTGTTACCTATCCTAGCTTCTTAACCCAGAGTTGATACCCCTTGTGAATTAGCGTAACTCTTCTTTTATAAATTTGCATAAAAGCGTCAATCGCCATTTGAGGGCGGTCAGCCAAATCATCGGCCCCAGACCAGCTGTAGTCGTCAAAGGCAAGGATACCGCCCACTTTTAGGCACTCGTACGCAGCGGTAGCGTCTTTCATAACTCCGTAGGCTGTGTGGTCACCGTCAACATAGATAAAGTCGTATAGCTCGCGATTGTTTTTAAAGAAAGAATCACTCGTACCTTTGTACTTTAAAATTTTTCTTTTATTGCGCCCAGTTAGGGTCTTCGCGTCATAAACAGTCTCGACTGTTACCCAGTTCATTTGGTGGTGTACTTTTTCGTCTGACCCTTCCCAAGTGTCAACGTCAACAAGAACAGAGTCTGTATCTTTTAGAAGATTCTCGTAGAGCCAAATACTGGCGTCCCCTGTGTAAGAACCTATCTGAAGGAATCGCGCTGAGCGACCTTTAAACTCGGGGTAGACGTAATCCACAAAGTTTGGTTGCCCGTCGTTCGCAAACCAGTTGGGTAGATTACTCATACCTTGAGCCTACTACAAATAGGAAGCTAGCTTAGGGGGTCGGGTCATCGCCTGTCGTACTACCTTCACCAATAATGTTGATAGTGCCAACCATAGCTAAATGGTTTTGGCACTGGTAGTACAGAGTACTAGGGGCCCCAGCATCTATTGTAAACTGAATCCCGTCCATGTCTTCACCGTTGTTCGTAACCCCAGTGTTGTATACGTTTCCTGAAGAGTAGCCCGCCCCCGTGGTCTGAATCCAAAATGGGTGCCCCGAAGCGTTTACAGTAAAGAAGTAAGTTTTACCACGAACTAGGGTCAAGGTAGGGTTGCTATTGCCGTCTATAACGTAGGCAGATGACCCGTTGTTACCTACTTGAAAGTTTTGAACAACTGTTGGTCCAGCCACAGTTGAGGCTGCTCCCGTTGCACCTGTAGGACCTGTAGCGCCTAAGAATTGTCCGCCGTTGGCCCACTCTTCGTTAAGGGCTGACCAAAAGTAGATGTCCTGGCCTACTATGTAAGCATCTCCAGTGTTGCCGCTCTCGTTGTCAAGAAGCAGGGCTTCTTCTGTGGCGTAAGCTCCTAAAACGCTAACCCCTGAGCCCTCTGCACCAGTCGGACCAGTGGGGCCGTCATCTCCTGAAGTACCCGCGGGTCCCGTAGGGCCGACTGGTGCAGCCGAAGCTATAGTGTTGAACGCAGCGCCGTTAAAAAGTTTGATTGAGTCATCGTCATCGCTGTCAATCCAGATGTCTCCTACGGAGGGGAATCCAGGTTGGTTGGGCTGATACAGAACGTTAGTTCTTCCAGCTTGCTCGTAAGCGGCGGTAACGTTGAAGTTTATGTCAGCTGTGTCAGCAGAGATGTAAATCTTGTCGCCAACAGTAAGGGCAACCCTAAAAGTCTCAAAAGACTGGCCCACGCCAATCTCTAGGTCTTTGACAATGTGGCTCCAAGAAAAGAAACTTCCAGGAGTGTCAAAAGGCTCTACTGCAATGGTGACTAGCGCAGGGATTGCGCCTTTGTTTACGGCAATCACTGAAGCCACGCAAGTGACGTCAGAAGTGGCTAACAGAGCAAAGTCTGTTCCGTTGAAAGCGGCAGGAGTCAAAGACCCTAATCTTTTTACAGGCAATTCACCATCTCCAAGTCTGTTGTAATCGACGTCAAGTTCAACATTACAGCACTAACCTTTGGTCAGTTACTCGTCTCCAGTCAGCTCCATCGTAAAATACAGGAACCGCTCCGCTAACTTCATCGGTGCAGAAGGCCATTGACCCAGCTTGTACCGAAGAGAGCGCAAACAATTGAGCTTTGGTGTAATTCGCAAGCTTGAACGGAGATAGCGCCTTAATTCCTTGAGGAGCATTAAGCAAAAGGTCGGTTGCGCTCACGAGAGACTCGGACTGTATGTTGGTGACTGTTAGCTTCTCTTCTGAAGCGTTATAAAGAATTCCAGCATTAGTCTTGCCTTCTTGGTCTCCATTGGCATTCTCGTACAGAGATACGAACGTAGATACGTCTGTGGTTGTGCTAACAGTTACGTCGCCAGCCGCGCCAGTCAAGCCCACAGAGCCTGTTGGTCCCGTTGGTCCTTGCACTATCCCAAGGGCGCTCCAAGCAGAGCCGTCCCAAACGTACAATCCGCCTGTTGAGTCGACAACATACGCGTCATTCACAGTCGCGCTAGCTGGCAAGTTAGCGACCTCTGCCACTGAACCTACAACAGTAAGGGAAGTTCCTTGAGGACCTTCTGGGCCTACGGCTCCAGTAGGACCAGCGACACCTGTAGGACCTGTTGGACCTTCCACAGTAGAAGCCGCGCCTGTAGGTCCAATTACTCCCTGCGGACCTGTAGGCCCTAAAGGACCCGTTGGTCCAATTACTCCCTGCGGACCAGTAGGCCCAAAAATTTGACCCGCTTGCACAAAATCAGAAGAAGCGTTTAGTATGTAAAGCTGGCTTTCCTCTTCTACATAATAAGCATCATTTAGACTACTAGAGCCTTGCTCAGCGGAAAGCGCATCTAAATCTGCCAGAGTCCCTAATAAATTTATAACTGGGCCAACTGGACCTGCTACTCCCTGAGCACCTATTTCGCCGTTAGAGCCCGCTGAGCCTGTAGCTCCAGTCGCGCCCGTAGCTCCCGTCGGTCCGACAATCGGACCTAAGCTTACCCAAGCTGCATTGTCCCAAAAATACAAGTTGTCGTCATCTAAAGCTAGGTATGTGTCCGAGAAAGTCTGCTCGCTGGAAGGTAGAGATGCAAAATCAGCAACTGTTCCTAAAAGATTTATTGCAATTGCTTGAGGTCCTGCGGGCCCTGCGGGGCCATCCTCACCTTGAGGGCCTGTTGGCCCACCTGAAGGACCTACTGCACCCGTAGGCCCAGTTGGTCCTTGTAGTGCTTCGCCTAGACCTACTGGCTCCCACCCAGCGCTGGTTAGAAGCTCTAGAGCCCCTGCGCCCGCGTTTAGGTCTCCGTTGTATCTAACGTAGCCTTCTTCAGCGTCAGAGCGACGGTCAGCAGTTTGACCTTTATCTAGGTAAAGAGTGTTAGAGATTCCTCTAATTACTTTGTTTGTAAACACCTGCGAAAGTGCTGCGGGCTGCGCCGCGTCATCCTGAGTAATTCCTACGCAGGTAAATGACGTAGTGCTTACCGTAGACCTGACAAAAATTACATCGCCTGGATTAACAGCAAACCTAAAGGTCTCGAAAGAACTTCCTAGCGAGAGCTGTAACCCAGAGGCGACATAAGAGTACTGTGCGTCAATGGTGGCTCCCGAAGGTACGACATAAATGTTTACTTTTGTAATAGGCGTGGCTGTGACTGCTTTATTCGCAACAATCACTGACACAAGGTGAGCCGAACTGAACGTTGCCAAGGGAGTGACATCGTTTGCTGGAGGATTTAAAATCCCAAGTCTTTGTATCGGCATTTTCAGTCCCTTACGCTTGAGCTTCAGCCCATGATATTTTAGCAGCAGTCAAGGTGGACGCGCCAGTCAACCGAGACACTGCAAGCGTCAAGATGTCTGGACCGTCGGGGAAGATGGAGTCTCCACCTAGGATTGAGTTTGATAGCTCAAACAGTGTGGTGATGTCTACTGTAGTGGTTGACTCTTCGCCCCCTGCGGCACCTGATGCACGGAAGTTGTAAATCTGAACTCCACCAGAAACAGTGTCCTGAGCAGTGTGCGCCACGACCTGAGTTAGCGAAGGAGGGTCCACGCCAACAAAGTTAAGGTTGTTTAGACGAGGGTTAAGTAGCACTTTTACGTCTACTAGCTGGTCAGTTGAGATACCAATTTCTTGAAGCCTTAGCTGCATTCGGTTGATAATGTCTCGGTCACCAAGTTTACCTGTCAAACCTTCAGATACCGATGGGCTCAAGCGGAGCGACAATAGTGGCTGGTAGTTTGGCCCAGAAGTGTTGTTTAGCGAACCATCTGGGTACAGGAAGTAAGTGTACTGAGTGTTGCCCTGAGTAGTGAAGTTCAAAATTTCACCAATAGCAGCGTTAGGGATAGGAGTAGAAGCAACTGTCTCCGAACCAGAAACTGTGAAGGTGAAGGTCGTCGCGCTTGTGACAGATACTGCACCCACGTAGTAGTCTGGTAAGTTCTCGATTGCCGCGCCAGTATCGGTTTCAATAAAGTAAACTCCAACGTTGTTGGCTGCTGGGATGTTGTGAGGTTGCGCGGTTGTGACCGTTACGATACCTCCCGAACGAGAGATTGACGCACCAACAGTTATTGTGGCATCTTCTGGGGTTAAGTGGATTAGGTTAGGTGAGTTTACAAACGCTTGGTACTTAGCTGAGTTTGTTAAGTTTGCAAACGTGTTAGACCCAATTACCTGAGTAGTAGGGTTCTGAGTGTTGGGGCCAGGGAATCCGTCGGCAGCGATGGACTGGAACTGTAGAACGTCACCAGAGCGGAAACCGTGACTTTGTACAGTAAATAGGTCTGTTACCAAGTTAATCCCAGAAGACGAGAAAGACTTTGCTGTAGTTCCAGCAACATTCAAAGTCTGACTGCTGGCTGTGAACAAGTAAGCGTTGTCATCGTCGAAACGACCATCCATCATTACCGAAGTACCCCAGTGGAACAGGTATGGAATGTAGGTTGGGTTCTCAAAAGTTGCTACTTCATAACGAGCTGGAAGGTTTCCAGAGCGGAAGTAGGACTCGTACAGATTGTTGTTGTGAACAAACTCGTGGGTGTACTGCACTTGACCGTCAGAAGTTTTGAATCCAAAACGAATCTTTCCAGCACCGTACCAAGAGTAGTCAATGTAAATCATCTGGATACGAGATAGGTCTAGGTTGTACCCTGTAATACCAGAACCGTCGCAAGGGTCAATTGACCAGTCCGCCTGAGGAATTTTAGTATCCACAGTTTTTGTAACCACGATACCCGACTTGGCAGGCACGAAAGTGTGAATATTTGTTGTTCCTACGGTAGACAGATTAACGTTGCTGCCTGCGTCTGGGAGAGCTAGTAGCTTAAATTTATTGTTGTTATCTAAGTCAACATAGTAAGTTCTACCATTCACTAGACCACCAATAGTCTCACCGTCAATAGAGTTGTACACAACAGGAAGCCTGTCGCCGAACCCGTGACCAATAATGTTAAACGTATTGGTGGCTGTATCTACTTCAACGGCTGGGTCGAACTCTCTTTCTGGCCCAGAAGCGCCCTTGTACTCTGGCCTTATAGCCAATCTAGTGTCAGACTCAACCTGAACAATTCGGTATGACTGACCACGAAGAACAATAAAGTCACCTAATTTTACCTGAGTAGTGAACTGAGTGTCTTCACCAAAGATAAGCTCCGAGCCCTGCAAAGCTGCAACCGTTCCAGCTAGCTGCTGAGTTGAAGAGCGTCTAACGCAGTAAATTTCTTCTCCGTCGTATTCGTAGAACATTCCGTTTTGGAAGTCGAACATTCCAGAGCGTACAGCACCTTTAGACCATTCGCGAACAAAGAACTGTGGGAATCCGTATGCACGAGGCTCTATCATTGGGGCAGGCGCAGGGAATCGGAAAGTAGTTTGGTCAACTACAGTAACTTCAACATCTCCGTTGTATGGCAAGCTTGGAACACCGAAAGAGTCTTCTGACTGGCTTATTGTAATAAATAGCCCAGACCTTAGCCCGTGTGGGCGGCGAGTCTTGGCTTCCACCAAAAGCGACGAGAACTGCTTCATGCTTTGTATGTCAATTGAAGGCTTAAAGTTGATACCAGCGGAAGTCTGAATACCCTTACCTGACTGGTAACGGAAGTACTTACGAGTCTGGCGAATAATCTGACCAAACGATGTGCCAATACCAACGGACATCTCAACGCCGCCATCAAATGGGCGGTGAAGCGAGTAGCCCTGAGGTCGGACATATACAAAGGTCGGGAAAGAGTACCCGACTGCGGTGTAAGGGTTTGCGTATGGACGGTCCACAGTAATCTGCGTGTCCGACCCGACAGCCGTAATCCTACGAATAATAGGGCCCACAGGAGTGCTCTTAATTAGCGAGAAGGTACTTCCAGTGCCCTGAGTGTTAAAGTCAACAGGGTTTGTATTATTATTGGCCTCTACCAAAGACTGGTGCAAGGACAACTGCGTACCAGAGATAGCTCGTGCAAAGTAGTAGTACCCGTCAACTAGCGGGCTAGGTGCCACTCCTTCGTTAGCAGCAAACTTTACAACGTCCCCTGTGGTGAACGAGTGGGTCTTGTTGATTCTAGAATTAACATCGTCAACATCAGCAGCTGCGAATGTTAGAGATATTTCAATGTCTGCAGGATAAATCCTGAAAGTGTCCCCAACTTTTAGAATTTTAGCAAAAGACGTTCCCTGTCCGTTTACAAGAACTGAGCCCTGAGCAACAGTTACAGACCCTGACCCAGTTAGGTTACCGTTTATTTGGCTAGTAGTAAGTGTGTGAGCAATGCCAGTTCCGTAGCCTGTAATTGGCACTGTCACTCCAGAAGCAGCAAACTCAGCCGAGGAAGCTAGGCGTACGTTGTCCCTGTTGACAGTTACAATAAAGTAGTCTGTGGTGTCGACCAGCCCCTCGATGTCCGTGGCCGACTCGCCTTGGGAATAAGTTACTTTTGTTCCAGTAGAGAATCCATGAGAAGGCACGAGGATAGTATCTAGAGTTAGGTTTATTGCCACTCTAGGGTTAAATTGCTTTACAATTACTGGAACGTTGCCCTTTGCTATTGCAGTAAATGTGGTCGGTGACGGTACTGAGTTTACGTCATAAATTCCGTCAGGAGTGTTCGTCAAAGACTGCAACGTGTGACGCCCAACCGCAACGGGAGAAGCCAAAAGGTCTACGGCAGTGCCTGCTATCGCGTTCTCTGGGGTTGTGGCAAGCTTTAGGTTGTCACCATCTTGCTCGATTACGTAGTAAGGCGTGTTGGTGGTTAGCCCAGAGATAACTGTTTGGCCTTTAGAGTCGTACTGGACTAGCTCTCCGTCAAGGAACCCGTGGGAAGGGATAGAGATTGTGTCATTAGTAAAGTCAATAGATGTCAGAACTAGAGAGTGCGTACCAATACCTGCGTCTGTTATGTTCGCAAAGGCACTGGTTGAGCTGGAAGTTATTGCTAGCTTAATAATGCTAGCGTCTACAACTCTAATAAAGTAGGTCTGACCTTCTACAAGCCCTGTGACAGCAGTATTTCCGTTGCTGGTGTAGACGACACGCTGATTGTCTACTAGCCCGTGGTTAGGAATGTAAAGGGTGTCTTCCAAAATGTTCACAGTCAAGAATATGAAGCTGTGGCTTGTGCCAGTTCCAGGAGACGTAAAGTTAATTGTTGTAGGGCTATTGAAAGCGTTCTTTAGCTTAACTTGGTTGGCGTTTATTACCTCAGCGATGTAATAAGTAAGTCCATCCTGAAGACCGCCAATGGCCGTGTCAGTATCGTCACCCTTGCTGTATTGGAGCGGCTGGTCCACTAGGAATCCGTGGTTGCTGATGGTTAGAGTGTTTGTTGCTGTGTTCACTACAACTCGGCTTAGTTGAGATGAGCCCCCAACGGACTGCCCTGAAGGCTGGGTTAGGTTAATTGTTGTAAATGACGGAGACGGAGTACTGCTCAGTCTGTAGGTGTACGCGTTTACTACCTCTACATAGTAAATGCCGTCGTTGGCTAGGCCAGCAGCAGGAGTACCCGTGAAGTTAAGGGTAATTGCTTCGCCTGTGGTGAGGGTGTGCGGGGTTGGGCTGTGAATTACGTCAGCCTCTAAGTCCATGTTGATTGGCACAAGAGCGTGGAAAGCTGAGCCTGCAGGCTCAAGAGCAATTTTGTTTGTACCTGCGTTAGCGTCTACTGCTGTTGGGTATAGCTCATTACCAGTAGTAAAGTCCGAAACTAGGCTGACCGCAACGCTACCTTCTCCAGTGTTGAAAGAGTTTAGGTCAGTAATTGACTGTCCATTGTTAATAACAGCTGAGCCGTTAAAAAGCCCTGTTGATGTTGAGGGATTTGTGACTGTTGCTCCAATAAAGGAACCTCCACCACCTCCAGAATGCCCAGTGGTAGTGCTGTTTGAGCCGCCGCCACCAGAGTAGCCTCCACCACCACCACCCTGATTTCTGTACCTAGCGTCTGCTTGGCCACCGCCACCAAAGCCACCGTAACCACCTTGACCACTGTTGGTTCCCATGGTTAGACCGTCTAGATAAGAACCTCCACCGTTTGCTGGGTTGAAGTTTCTGTCTTCACCTCTAGAGAAGAATCCACCACCAGCAGCGGAGTATCCAAACCTGGAACCTCCACCGAACCCAGACTCGCCGCCTGAAGGTCGTCCGTTAGTTGATGTGCCTGCAATGTTAGTAAGAGTGGCGTCATTACCAGCCCCTGAGTTGGCTGGGGACGAACCGCCACCAGCTACAAAAAGAGGGTCTGAAGTCTGCTTTCTAACTACAAAAGAACCTCCACCAGCGCCACCGCTGTAACTTCCTACGGAAGGCCCTGCGCCCTGTTGGCCTACGACTATAGTAATAATTTCGCCCTTGACCAAAGACACACGCCCTGCGACTATAGCGCCTCGCCCGACCGCGCCAGAACCCGAATCGTTGTATCCTGAAGCGCCTCTAACGTCAAAGTTGTAAAGCCCAGAGACAGGAACAGTCCAGTCCTGGTAGCCCGTAAAAGCACCCTGAGTTAGGTAAGTTGTCTCCCAAGGCGTGTTATAGCTAGCACGCAACTGCGTGATTGTCGGACCTACTCTGCCAGTAAGCCCCGCGGTTGTGAAGTTGTGGCTAGTAAAGTCGTATAGCGCCTGAGTGCCAGCAAACTCAGAGATAGATACGTTCTTTAAGAAATAAGTTTCGCCTGAAGCAAGTCCAGTAAGGGGCGCTTGATTGGTGTAGTACTTTACGGCTTGATTTTCTGGCGTAGAGCCGTCAATGTTTAGTTTTCCATCTACCAAAACAGGAGGGTTAAAAGACACTCCACCAGCAGATACATCAGTTATGTCTACAGGAGCCCCTCCTGAAGTAAAACTAAACTGTAGTTTTTTAACGTTTTCGGTGACTACGTAAAGTAAATCATTGTCAACCAGGCCAGTCAAGATGCCGACACCTGCTGCATACGTAAATGTACTACCAGGAACCAGAGCAGCTGGTATAACATCTTCCCCGTCGTTTGTGTAGTAAATAAAGTCTTCGTCAGTATTTACGGTAGTCTTAGCAAAGGAGTGCGTTCCAGCCGCACCTACTGTTAGTAAATCAATAGCCATTTATTCTCTCCTTATAGCCGTGTAATAGTAACGGAACCGTTGCCGTTATTGGAGCCGCCATTAGACTGATTGGTTCCGCTGTTATAAGAACCGCCGCCGCCGCCGCCTGGGTCACCAGACCCAGATGCAGCACCTCCAGAATAACCGCCACCACCGCCGCCACCTTCTCCGTCGGTAGAAGAATTAATTCCACCGCCACCGCCGCCGAACCCTCCATCAGCGCTACCGTTAGCACCTAAACCCCCCTCAAGGGGCCTGTAAGCAGTTCCCTCGCTGCCTGTACCGTTACTTTTCCAGCCAGCACCGCCAGTAGGGCGGCCATCGCTGCTTTGCCCGCTAGCACCGCTTCCATTTGAACCAGGAGTACCACTATTGCTGGAAGTTCTGGTACCACTAGTTCCTGTTCTAGCGTTAACGCCTCGGTTTCCTTCGGACCCTCCTCCGCCTCCACCAGACGCAATTAGAGGCTCAGAAGTTGAGGACTGTCTCCAGACATAAGTACCTCCTCCGCCTCCACCATCTGCAGTAGTCCTATCTTGTCCTGGATGCCCCACTAAAATTCTTATTATTTCACCCTGAGAAAAAGAGAAATCACCTCTCATCCGTACTCCGTAGCCACCATAGGCATTACGTTCACCTCGACCACCTCTAGCTCCACTGGTTTCGATTCTGTACGTGCCTGCGCGGGGTACTGTCCAGTCTTGAATCCCGCTAGTACTCATGTTTAAGTAGGAACTTGCCCATGAAGGATTGCCAACACCGTTTCGAGCTTGGCTAATGTTTGGGCCGCCTCTACCTGCAACCCCGCCCGAAGTGAAAGTTGCACTGTCAAAGTCATAAAGCTGAGGGGGCTGGTTGAACTGGTATGTGTGAGTCTGGATAGCCTGTGAACCCGCGGCATCTGTCAGTGTAATTACTACTTCGCGTCCTGGATTGGCGATAACTTCCTGAGCAGTTCCAGAGACAACTCCTGTAGACGTGTTTAGGGTCAAACCCGTAGGAAGAACTCCGCTTGTAACTGCAAAGAAAAGCGGAGCTTCAAAGCCGATTGCGTTAAGCGGAGTCGGGGTAAATGAACTCCCAGAGTCAGTGCCTATCCGCGAAATAGTTGTTGGAGTAATTGAGCCGAGCGTGTGGTTTACATTGAAATTGTGCTGGTCGTAGCGAGTCTGCACAAAGTAAAAATTAAAGTCTTCATCGGCGTCTATTCGACCATCTACGGGGTACTCATACCTAAGCATGTCGCCGACCTGATACCCGTTGTCTTTGAGGTGGAAAACATCTTTATCTACAGATACGCCAATTTGTGTAAAAGTCTGCGTCCCTGAACCACCAGAGATGGTCGAGATGGTAGAGGAAGTTGGAAGAGGCTTGAGACTGAAACTGTAAACATTACTTGGCTGAGCAACAAAAAAATCAACAAAGTAGGTTGCGTTATTGGTAAGTCCAGATGCAGCTGCTCCATCGGTGCTGTACTTCAACATAGTGCCTTGGTACCAGTCAAGGGGCTCTGCTGCCTGAATTGTAACGTTAGAACTGCTGTAAGAAGTTACAGTTCCCGACAGGCCTTCAGAGTTTGCCCCGTCAAAAGTTTTTGGTGTTTCGTCAATTAAGTTTATACTTACTTCAGTCTCTGGGTCTCTGTTGTTACCAGCAAAAACTCGAGCTTGATTTGCAATCTTAAATTTACCTGCAAGGTTTGTTTGGATGTCAATTATGTTTCCGCCAGGAGTGTCTGTCAACTGAATAGTGGACTGTGACGTTCCTAGAACGCTGTCTTCTCCTAAGAAAAGGACCCCTCTTGGGTTTGCTAGGAAGTAGCCTCCCGCGGCAACGATGCTGTAGTAAAGAGGCGCTCCCGTTGGAAGACCTACAAAGTTCTCAGTTCCGCCGTGGACAACCACAATTGTGTCGTCAGCTATGCTGGCAGAGTCGATGTCGCTCTCAATACCAGCAATAGTTGCGCTGTTGCTCCAATCGATGTTTAGCGAAGAAAGAGTGTTTGAGCCGTCAAGAGTCTGGGCGGTTGCAGAGTTTGAGGAGTCAAAAGATTTTGTCTCAGTGTTTGTTGCAGCAAACTCCTGCGAGATTGTGGAGTTTAGGTTTAGAAAGTAAAAAGGTGTCTGAGTACCAAAGCCGTGCGGTGAGTTGGTAGTGACAGTTAGCTCAGAGAAGGTATCTCCATCGGTTGTTATACCAGCAGAGTCTGAAAGACGCAGCTGGGAGCCTTGAAAGAACTCTCCAGTAATAATCGAGGTGTAGAGGTCTTCAATAGAAGAAGTTTCAGGCTGGGTGTCTCTGCACAAGTAAGTAAATGTAGTTTCATTCGGGATTGAGTTAATAATGTAAGCACCGTCAGCAGTTACAGACTTACTGCCTGTAACGTTAATTGGGATACCAACGTCTAATCCGTGGGCTAAAGAAGTCTTTACAATAATTTCTCGGGTCCCTGCGTTTGTAGTAATCGCAGTTATACCTGGAATTGTGGTGTCACCAGACTTAGAAAAGAATGACGGGGTGTTGTTAATTAGCTCAACGGTCTCCCACTTGGTTGGCTGTAGTCCGTACTCAAAGTCGGTGTCAATAAGGTTTTCAGGCGTCGAAACGCGCAGTTTAGTTACTGGGTCGATAAACTCTTTAGGAAAACGTATTTCTCCGCCAGTGCCACCACCGCCACCAGTGCTTCCTCCAAGGAATCCAGGCATCAGTCATTACCTCTTTCACAGCTCAATAGTTCATTCAATAGAATAGCACTTACATAAAACATTGATTCTAAATTAAACGCCAAGCCACCAAGTCGTGCTCAGGGCTATAGACCCTTGCACGCCTCGTGCGCCAGTCGGTCCAAATTGGCCACCTTGAGTCTGCACAAAAACTCCGTTGAAGTAGACGTAAGTAGTTCCAGTGCTTGTATCAAACCAAGCGTCTCCGTTAAGTGCGTCTTCAATGTTTGGCTGAGTGGGAGAAGCAGTAAATTTACCGATTGGTCCTTCAGGCCCAGTTGGGCCAGGAACCTCAGATTGCGCCCCGACTTCTCCTTGAGAACCCACTGGGCCGCGAGGGCCTGTTACTCCTATAGGACCTGTGACAGAGGAGTCCGCGCCTGTCGGGCCTGTTACGCCTCGCTCACCGAGCTCACCTTGAGAACCCTGAGGACCTGTTACACCCTGAGGACCTGTTACACCCTGCGGCCCTTGAGGACCTGCAACATCAGATACTGGACCAGTCGGTCCTTGGATTCCTTGAGAACCTGTAGCGCCAATAACGCCTGTAGGTCCAGTAATTCCTTGGATACCCTGCGGCCCAGTGGGGCCAGTAGGTGTTACGCGAAGCGCTTCCCAAACTGTCCCAGTCCATACCCAAGTTTGCCCGCCAGAAGTGAATTGCTCATCTACAACTGCAGGAGACGGGAAATCAATCGCTGCCATTAGTTATCCTCTCCCGCTGCGGGCGTCTCGTCTTCATTTATTGTACGCTGTTCCGACTGAGGCAATACTGGTTCAATTTTGTCAGAATTTTTAAAATCTACGTAAGCCTGAGCCCACTCCGTTGCCGAAGCTATTGACTCCCAAGGGCCACTTTCGTCAATTACATTCGTCCCAAAAAGAATCTGGATATGAAGTTCTGGCTCGATTAACAGGTATGTGTGCATAATTTTTATAGCGAGTACGCTATTCTCCCTTCATCCCCCACAGCGATTGCATATGTGTTGTCTATTTGTAATAGATGATTAATAGTGTCAAGCTCAAAAGTGGAGTTTCTCTGAGTCCAAGACTCGGGAATAGGAGAAAGAGCGTTAGCTAGTTTTCCAGCTGAACCTGCCGCTAAGTAAGTTTCTTCAGTAGAGATAATTGCTTTAATACTTGACGCCCCAAAAGAACTCTGTGGAAAAATCTGAGTCCAAGATGTTCCGTTAGCAGAGTACGCAACTTTTCCAGAGTCTCCGACAGCTACATATTGACTGTTGTCCGCATTGACTGTCACGCCGTAGATGGTGCTATTTATAAACGACGAAGCTCTCTGTGTCCAAGCGGTTCCATTTGTTGACGTTGCAAGTTTTCCGTCATACCCCACTGCTAAAACTAAGTTAGGAGCTGCAAAAACTTCGTTTATAAAACTTGCACCAAAGGAAGATGCTCTAAGTATCCAGCTAAGCGAGTCCGATGACGTGGCCAGCTTCCCAGATGCGCCTACAATTACCCAAGTACCACTTACAGAAGCGTAAGTTATTCCTAATATTGTGCTAGCCCCGAAACCTGAATTCTGAAGAACCCAAGTCTCTCCGTCAACTGAGGTAGCAAGCTTTCCTATGCTACCGCCTGCTACAAAGATGCCATTTCCGTATGCAACAGAGTAAAGGTTGCTGCCAGAAAAAGGTGAGCTAGTCTGAAACCAATTGACTCCATAATCGTCTGATACTGCTATTTTCCCAGAGTTCCCGACAGCAACTAGTCTGTCGGTTCCATCGTACGCAATCGAGTTTATGGTAGTCGTGCCAAAAGATGAATCGTCAACAGCTACCCAACCAGCAGGCAAAAAGGGAGCATCTAGAGTTGCATGTATTGCGTGAGTAGAAATTAGCATCCTAAGATATCAAGTTTCCACTTAGTAACCAAGTGTTGGGGCTCAGCTTAATTAATGAAGCGATTGAGTACCTAGACTTTGTTGTCTTTCGGTTTCCCTCTGAAAGAACCTGAACACCGCTTGCTCCTACTATGCCCACTTGACCTAGACCAAGCTGAGTCAAAACGATTTGAGTTCCTAATGGGAAGGTGTAGCCCGCAGCGCCGTCTAAAGGAACGGTAATTGTGGTCACTACTGAACTGTTTATCTTCACAATTGAAGCAGCATCAGAGTCTTGCAAAGTTATGGAATTTAAGTACTGAGGCCCAACTAACTCGAAGTTGGCAGGTCCTGTTGGCCCTAGTGGACCCTGAGGTCCAGTGACTTGTGGGCCTGTTGGTCCAGTGATTCCTTGTAGTCCTGTAGCCCCAGTGGGTCCTATTGGTCCTTGGGTTGTGGACACTGCGCCCGTTGCACCAGTCGCGCCAGTCGGTCCAACAATCTGCCCAGCGTTGACCCACTGTGAGCCATCCCAAACAAACAAATCTCCAGTTGACTCAACAATGTAACCATCGTTTACGGCATTGCCATTTGCAGGCAGTTGGTTGGCTTGAAACACAGAGCCTACGAAAGTGATTCCAGTCCCCTGAGGGCCTTCTGGCCCGACGGGTCCTGCTTCTCCAGCTCCTACAACAAATTTCCAACCAGCGTAAGTGTTTCCCAGTCCTATTGCTTTATCGACATCTAAAGATACAGAAGTACCAGAGATGTTAATTATGATGCCTTCCATAAAGTTAGTTGGGAAGGTTGAGCTAGCAAGTCGAGCACGAGTACCAATTGCAAAGGCTCCAACAGTGTTGACAATAAAGTTAATGTCTTCGCCTGTTGTTATTGTCAAGTTGCTAGAAGAAGTTACTCCCGCAAAACTTACGCCAGTAGGTCCAGCAACTCCAGCGGGACCTGTTACTGACGGACCTGTAGGTCCAATTGGTCCCTGCACAGTGGAAGCCGAGCCAGTTGGACCTGTAAATCCTTGCGGGCCTGTCGGTCCTGGAATTGTAGAAGCTGAGCCTGTCGACCCAGTTGCACCAGTAGCACCACGAAGACCAGCATCACCTGTAGGACCAAAAGGGCCAGTTGCACCTGTAGAGCCCGTTGGTCCAGTGGGTCCTTGAGATGGCCCAGTGGGTCCGACCGAACCAGTAGGTCCAGTTACCGAAGGCCCAGTGTTTCCTGTTGGACCCTGTGCACCAGTTGCACCTACGAATCCTCGCGGTCCAGTTACTCCAGTTGGCCCAGTTATGCCTTGAGGACCGATTGGGCCTTCTACACCCTCTGGACCCGTTGGGCCTGTAAAACCTAAAGCACCTGTTGCGCCAGTTGGACCCTCGGGACCTTCAATACCTGTCTGACCAACTGCACCCGTGGGGCCAGCTTGGCCTGTCGGTCCAGTAACGTCTAAGCCGTTTGAGCCAGTAGGACCAGTGTTGCCCTGTGGACCAGTAGGTCCAGAAGGTCCAGTAGCGCCAGGAATAGTTGAGGCAGGTCCCTCAACGCCAGTCGGTCCAGTAGCACCCTGTGGTCCAGCTTGCCCAACATTACTTGAGGCGGACTCGACCCAGTAAGAGTCGTAATAAATATAGATTTGGCCAGTCTCAGAATTAAACCAAGCATCGCCTTCGTCAGCACTCTCGGGTGGAGTTGCAGAAGTTATTGTGAACGCACCCGTTGGGCCAATCGGACCAGCTACAGAGCTATCAGAACCTGTAGCGCCTGCAGGACCAGTTGGGCCAACAATCGGAGAGATAACTAAGTTCCAAGCAACGCCTGTCCACGCCCATGTAGAAGTACCATCAGTAAACGTGTCGTTTACTTGAGGTGCATCTGGAAAGTCAATCGCTGCCATTATTTATCCCCTAGCCCAAGTCTGCTTCATAGGTGAACTGAATTAAAATTTTGTCGTTAGCGCTGAACAAAAAAGGCGTTGTGTGGGTAATAGCAAACCCCTCGGCGTACTGAGCCACCTGTCCGTGAATAAAGAGCTCTAGCTCGCTGGCATTATCGTTGTTAAAAATTGCAGTTCCAAAGTAAGTAACCCCTGGACCCTCATCTCGTACAACTACTTGTCCCACGGGTTGATAGTTTTCAATTACTCCTGCTGCAGGGAGACTTATTTTGTAGACTCCATCGCCTCGGGTAAATCCCGTTGTGCCAGCAATAACTCTTATTTCGCCAGTAATGGTTGCGCCAATAAATGTGTACCTGCCAGTGACGCTACCGTTTCCAATTACTGGGTCTGTATTACTTGCAGTCAAAACAGGTGTATAGGTCTGCCAAGGCTCGATTGCAAAAGAACCCGTTGCACCTGTTGCACCCGTAGGTCCTTGCTCGCCGACGGCGTTCGAGTCAGCTCCCGCGGGTCCTGTAGGTCCGATAGCACCGTCGGGTCCTGTAGGTCCTACAACGTCTGAGTCAGCGCCTATTGGTCCAGTCGGGCCAGTTGGCCCAACCGCACTTGTGCGGACAAGACGCCATGCTTGACCGTCCCATTCATAAGTGTTTATACCGTTTGTATATTCATCGTTTACTGATGGGTTGGATGGAAAATCAATCGCTGCCATTATTGCCCTACTCGCTATCCGCTATGTAAGAACCACTGAGGTATAGCTTACTTGACGTTGTTAAAGTGTCTGGTGCTACGCCTGTAAAGGCAGTTAGCGCTCCGCTAGCTCCGAGATACCACAAGTCTAGAATTGCAGAGCCCTGACCTCCAAAGCCAATTACGTTGTACAACGTAGCTCCTGTGCCGTCTAAGTCTAATGCTCCAACAAACGAGTTGGACATTGCAGGCTCTGGTAGAACAGGAAGGGTAATCGAGTATTGAGCGGTTCCGAAGCTGCTCACTGTGGTGCAGTCGATGTCTACATTAAAGACAATAGCCTTACCATTTTTTACGTAGTTTCCAGTTGCGGGAGTACCAGAAACTCCTAGGTCATCTCCACCGAAAACGGGAGCGTATGAAATTTCTTGAGGAGTTCCAGCAGGTCCCACTGCGCCTGTTGCGCCAGTAGGCCCAATCTTGTCAACAACATCGATAACACCAGCAACGCTTGGGTCAGTAACGTCTTGATAAATAATTTGTACTGGAGCGTCCAAAGGCACATCGTAGATAATAACTGGGTCTGTGCTGGTTCCGTTTCTACCAGAAACAGTGGAGTTGTTGAGGGTTCCAGGTACGGTTGAGGTGCTTCCAGAAGACAGCCTCAGCGCTAGGGAGTTTGTTAACAACACAGCGGAAGTATCTATATAAAGTCTCTCACCGCGCACCGCGACAAGGTTAGGGTTGTTTCCTACGACACCCTGAGAAGAGTAGAACCCGCCCTCACCGCTTGAAGATATTGTATAGACAACACCGCCCTTAGGACCTGCAGGCCCCTGAGAACCTTGAGGTCCAGGAATAGTAGAGGCAGGCCCTGTAGCACCTGTGACGGATGGGCCAGCTGGGCCAGTTACTCCGATTGCTCCTGTTGGTCCTACAATCTGACCAACGCTGTTCCAGTTAAGCCCGTCCCAAACATATAGGTCACCGTTGTCATCAACAATGTATGCATCGTTAACGGCGTTCCCAGTGAGAGGAAGATTAGCAGCTGTAGATACGCTTCCTTCAACGTTTATGGAAGTTCCCTGAGGGCCAATAGGTCCTGTAACCGAAGGCCCTGTTGCGCCCGTTGCGCCAGTTGCTCCAACGTTTCCAGTGAGACCAATAGGACCTACGGGACCAATTAAGGCTCCTGCTTCAATCCAGCCGTTGTCAGCTGTGTAGATATAAATTGTGTTTTCTTCGTAGATAACGTAGAAATCTCCAATTGCACCAGCGGTTGCTCCAGCTGCCGCGCTGAACTCAGCGAAGGTGTTATAAAATCCTTGCGCTTGTGAGCCCACGCCCTGCGGTCCAGCGGGTCCAGTAACAATAGGACCAGTTGCACCCGCAACACCAGTCGGCCCGAGCGGGCCTTCATCTCCAGTTGCGCCTGTAGGTCCTAGCGGCCCAATCTCGCCTTGAATACCTTGAGGGCCTGTTGCTCCACCAAACTCTGAAGTACCAACTTCAACCCAGAAGTTGTCATAGTAAACAAAGACTGCTCCGTTATTTGTGTCGAACCATAGCTCGCCTGGCTCTGGAGATAATGGAGGGCTATCAGACTTAGGTACAAATTCTCCTGCGGCACCCGTTGGTCCTGCAACTGTTGAGTCAGCACCAGTAGGGCCAACTTCACCTTGAGAACCTGTCGGCCCAACCACAGTTGAGGCGGCACCAGTAGGTCCAGTCTCACCGATTGGACCAGTGATACCTTGGGGACCTGCAACTACAGAGTCAGCTCCAGTTGCGCCAGTCGGTCCGACCTCTCCCTGAGGCCCTGTAATTCCTCTATACCCAGTTGGGCCAGTGACACCTTGAGGACCAGTAACTGTTGAGTCAGCTCCTGTTGGGCCTACGTCTCCTGTAGCACCTGTCGGTCCGATTGGGGCAGCAGAAGTCTCAACCCAGAAGTTGTCATAGTAGACATAAATGCGACCAGTCTCGCTGTTATACCAAGCGTCGCCAGCATCAGGGCTGGAGGGAGGAGTGACATTTGTAACAGCAAATGCACCTAGCTCACCTTGAGAACCAGTCTGTCCTGTTGGGCCAGTTTGTCCTGTAGGACCAAGTGGGCCTATAGGTCCTTGAATGCTTCCAAC